TACCTTCTTCTAGCTTTATATCCGCTTTACGCATTAAACAACCTCATTATTTTCTCTGTAGCCTTACGACCAGCTTCATCCTGGTCAAATATAACTGCAATATCATTAAATTTACTTTTTATAATAGCCACCAACTCTTTTGGCACGTTTGTATTTGCACCATTATTAAATGTGATCGCTTGTTTACCACTGCTAATCATAGAAACACAATCTTTTTCACCTTCAACCACATATAATGTTCTACTTGGGTCATATTTCTCCATCATATGCCAAAATGGAAATACAAACGTAACCGCATGACCCTTAACTTGCTTCTTCTTATGCCATTTTATATTCACAAGCTGACCATCGCCATTCAAGTAGGGAAAAATAAACCCATTATCCCAACCAACAAATAATTTCTTTACAATCTCACGATTCCAGGGTAATCCTTCCGTAAATCGCTCAAAATTCTTTAATAAATCATCACTCGCACTAAAGACTAGCGCCTGTTTGCTCTCATCGAGAACACCTGGCATCGACCATGACTTCACCTTCTTCTTAGAAACGACCATCTTAGGCAAATTAGAGGTACTTTCTCCGACCAACTCTGCAAATTTTACTATATTTCCCTTAATTTCACAGGCATGACAGTAAAAAGCACCTTCTTCGTTAAAACTAAAGCTTGGCTTCCGATCATCATGAAATGGACACAAACCTAAGAACTGACCAGAGCTAGTTTGTTTGATATTCATTACATATCTTTGAAATAAATCTATCATTAATCATTATTCCCTACATAGAAGAACCCATCTTCAATCCTTGCAAAATTTGTATTTGTAAACGGACTTGGATAAATATCATTATGTATATAGATATTAGCTGTACCATAAGAAGTCTCACATCGTTCTTTTTTAAATAAATTACCCTCAACTGCATCAAGGTTATTAAAACTATGCTCGTCAACCAGGTAAACCTCACCATGTATAGTTTTTGTTTGATCGTGTGTTTTTATTACCGTTGGAAACCAACCTGTATTAAACATCATATATCCATTAAGCTTATCTAACCCTAAAAATTCAGCATAGCCTAAGTGACCATGCAAAGCACCATCCCTTTTTAATGTTCCGTAAACGAATACTCTATGTCGTATAGTAGCCACAACTAAGCCTTAAGCTCTTCTGCTTCTATATCATTACCAATCGTTTTACCTAAATAAGTTCCTTGCAATACCCACCATCCATTTCCACTCTTTGCAAATAATGCAGCTCTATCTTTAAGATACTTCTTATTTTCTACATCCCCAGTATAAGGCCATCTCATTTTCTTATTTTTAGTCTTTTGCCAATCGTAAATATTACCCATCTTTTCTCCTTGCGTTTTTTCTTTCCCTACGTTTCTTTGACTTATACTCAGCAATTGATTTGCTCTTAAGTATCTTATTCCTCTTACGAACTTTTGCAGCTTTATTTGGCACGAAACACTCTACCGTATATTTCCATAAGAAACGTACTAATTACTATCAGACCAAAAGCCAATAAAGCCATACCTACACCTAAACAAAAAACCGACCCAGCTACTTTTACTATTATATCAATCATGTAATTTCCTTAATAAAACTCTAATTGCTCTCTCTGCCATCTGCGGCACTACACCATTCCCAAGCAACCTTAATCTGTCCACTCGGTTGGTAATTGAGTCCACCCCACTGGCAATCCCATCATCTGCTCCACCCAATTCGGATTCAGTACGCTTGGTGACTCTTGGCTCTTCCCATTCGTGCTGCTCTTCTCCTGGTCTTGCAGGCCAGCTTGCTTCGGTAGAGACATTTGATAATTCTTCGTTGATTCCCAATTCTTTATATCGCCCGTGTCCTTCCAATCCCTCGATATTGGTGTCGCCCATGTTGTCTCCTTGTAGTCTGCTGATAATTCTTTGCGCTCTGTCCATTCTTTTTCCTCTCTTGTTTTCTCTCTCTGCACCGCCATCGCCATATTAACAGATCTACCACTACCAGCCTTAGTCTTACCTTCTGCTACCGCTATCTTAACTCTAGCTCTTCTCTCTTCTAATTGCTTACCAGATATTTCCCAGGGTATTCCATCACTAACATTGGTCGCATCTGCTGTAGGCCAATTTCTCTTTACCTCTTCTCCTAAAACTTTACCACCAGTTCCAGGTTTCCTACTGCCAGGGTTTCCAGCACGAGGCGTAGGCCAATTCTCGTAGGTCTCTACCGCATCTCTTAATTTTGCACCACGAACTTGTCCAGAGGTCTTTCTTTTGCTTTTAAACCCACCCTTATTGAGAATAGTCTCAATTCTACCGCCCTCACCATCACTCGATGTTGCGGTTGGCCAAGATAAAAACTCTCTTCCGCTGGTGTGGAGCGCCAACTTCACTCGCTGAGAATACTCCCCACGATGTTCGATAACCTCTTTCTTCCAAATCTCCGAGGACATACTTGAGTACCGACTCGCCATCGGCTGTTTTGCTTGAGATAATCCCCTGGACGTTTTCGAGAACAACATAAGTTGGTCTGCACTCTGAGATTCCTTTTGCGATGTAGGGGTAAAGGTGTCGAGGATCTTCTGTGGAAGCTCTGCGACCAGCGGCACTGAACGGTTGGCAAGGAAAGCCTGCTGAGAGGAAATCCACTTTTCCATAAAATTCTTTATATGGGAAGGTTTTAAGATCCGTGTAGATAGGCGTTGGATGTAAGAAACCCTCTTCCATCTTCGCAACCAGGTTTGCGATAGCGAAGGCTTCGATCTCCACATAAGCGACTTCTCTGACATTTGGGAAAACTCTTCTGAGTCCACGCCCAATACCTTCATATCCTGTGCATAATGATAAATGGGTAAGTTCTTTGGTATAATCCACATTATAACTCCTTATGCAACTTCTCTAGTTCCATACAAGCCTTAAACACTTTCCATCCCCAGTCTAACTGCGACTTCCCCACAAAATGATGCGAGAAATTTCCACTATTCTTATCTAATTTTAAAATCATCGCTGATTCTATCTTAGCCTTTGGCTGGGTTTCTAAATACATCTTCCGATATGCTGCTAATTGACAAGTCATTTCTGGGTAAATGCCCTTACTCGTTTTAAAATCACCTAACACCAAAGATCCATTGATCCTTGCAATAAAATCAGCAGTACCACCTACCTTATATTTTTCTGATACCATCTTTAATTCAATCGCTTCGTATTTAGGCTTGGTCATCTTCTTCCATTCCAGGTATCCTAAAAAAGCATTCTCGGCTTTCTCAATTTGTTCTGCCGAATAATCTTCGGTGTCTGCTTTCACACCTTTTATATCACATTCACATAGATAATGAGCCAATGTACCAATCGCACCAGCTTCCTTCAGCACCGCATCTGGATCTTCCCCAGCCAATGCGGTTCTTCTGGCCCACGCTACCAATACATTTTTATTCCAACCAAGATTATTAAGGATAGTAGTAACACCCTTAACCCTTGTTCCATCTTTCAGCTTATAAGCTGTATGCGCTTTCGTCTTTGCCATTTTTCACCATTATAGCTAATAGTCTTTTCTTTAAACTTAAGCTATCCTTTCCTAATTGAGTTTTCTTTTTAATTAGTTTCTTATAAACCTCAACCACTTGATAATAATTATCCTGCTTCGTTACCAATTTCAACCCACCTTTCAAGTTGCTTTCGCAATGCTTCATTTACTATATCAGACACAGGCACATCTTTTACCGCATGTTTAATCTTTATTGCTTTCCACACATCCAACTCTAAGGCACATGAAAATGTCTTAGTCTCTACTTCCGTTCTTGTAAAATCTTTATTTAGCGATGGCTTTAATCTTCTAATCAATTTCTCTTCTAAGTTTCTTGCTTCCGTTAAACTATTCATCTTACGATACTTAGCAGTCTTGTGTTTTTTATCATGCCGACAAACTCTTCTGGGTACATCCGTAGAATGCCCTATATATATAAGACCTTTTCCATCGTATAAAGCATATAGTCCTACAAATGGCTTGTGTAGAGAGACTCTAAATGGTTTCCACATTACTTACCCCAGATCTTCAAACTCACCAATACGCTCATAATCCCATAATTAGATAAGTCAAGAAATGAATCCTCTAGTGGCTCACCATCTACCGCACTTGCTTTACGCATAATTAAATTCTTAGCTCTTTGTATCTTATCATGCATTCTAAACCATAGCCCATAAAGAGCTAACTGTACTTCTTCATCCGTTTCTAATCTAGTACCTACTGAAATATTTTGCGAACCATAATCATGCTGCTTATGACAGAATAACTCATACTGCTCTCGCTGTATCTCTTTAAATCTTTTGGTCATTAAAGGATATTCTTTTTCAATCTTCTTTATAACACTATCTCCCATGTATCCATCTCCATATTTTTAACAATCTTTTATTATCACTAACTCTTAGTAACCAATCAATATTTTCTGCTTCTTTTTGACTTCTATCATCCTTAAGGTATCGATATAGATATATGAAATACCACTTCATTTATCCAAGCCCCATTTAACACGATAGTATTCTATTAAATTCTTCCAGGGTCTTGTATAGGCCATGCTTAATTTACGTTTCATTATATTGTAATTTGCTCCCATAATCTCATGTTCTTTCTTATAAAAATTAGAAATTAAGCCATTAATTATTGGGCTATTTCTATGTTCGCGACATATACTAACACCATATAGTGTATCAGCAGCATACTTTCTACAAAATTGACATTTTAACATATATTATACCTCATGTGGTTCACTAATCATTTCCTCACCGCACTCTTCACAATACCAATATGTAGTATATTGATGCTCTTCCGCCCCATAATAGGTTTCACCCTGGACTATATCGGATATATTATGTTCACAAATTTCTGCGCTGTGCGACAGCTTTGAGGATGAGTGGAGCTTCATAATAGAAATCACACCATCACACAACGCATAGTAAATATAGGCGAGAAGACCCAATACAAAGCGCCAACCAAGTATTATCGTCTTTTCCGTCTCGCCTTTTTTGCTTTGAGAGGACATACCTTAAGCTCTCTCACAAAATTTGGATGTTTTGCAAATCCACATCTTAGTTTTTCCTGTTTATCATAACCAGCAAAAGCACATTCTCGCCCCTCTACGAGAGGACACCTTTCAAACACCTTACCCAATCGTCAAATGTCATTGAAACAAAAGTAATTCCTCTATCTTCTCTATACATCACCACATCACAATTACCCAGATTCAACCATTTAGGTATAGCTTTTCTACGTTTAGCTTGTATCTTGATTCCATCTGCTAGAATGTCAACATCTGGCGCTTCTCCCATTGACCTACCATCCGATCCCCACGCTCTTTTGACCTTTTCAAAGCCAGACTCTTCAAGCTTTCTTACTAACTCATTCTCGTAGCCTGTACCTTTTGCTTTACTTTTCATTAAAAGGGTAGCTTATCGTCATCATTTTCAAAACTAACATTGTCTGAACTATCAATTATTTTCTCAAACGTAACAGAATCATTGTTATTTTTTTCTACCCATTGAACTTGCTCTAAGTAACAACTAATAGATTGACTTCCATTCATATCCCATACTTTTGGCTTAATTACTACATTTATCCTATCACCACCAAAAGGACAATCACTGGTTACTTGACCATTTTCATCATAGATCTTTGGAAAACGCTCAATGCCCTCACCGCTATGTATTTTGTTCTTAAAACTCGCAAGTTTAACGCCATCATCTTCTTTTAAACCATTGATTTTCTTAACACCAGTTTGTGCAACCAGTTCTTTTTGCAACTTAGCTAACTCTTTATTAACCTCTACTGTAACGCTATGACCAGAATTATACTCAAGATCTGGTTTAAGCAAATGTGACCACTTAACGGTAAGATTCTTAACGATCATCTTATCCATTCTCACAGGACTTTTCATTTTTCCTGTATCTTTATTTACTGCCATAATAGACTCCTATTGTTTATTAAAACTGCTACTAACATCAAGATAAGAATTATCTCAATAAAATAATGTTTGATATACCACCAGATATGATTCATTTAATTACCTCATATTGTATATTTAATGTGTCTAGCTTTCGGCACACCTCAACAATAAGGTGCTGTCGATGTAATTCAGATTGACTTGTAATGTCGAAGGCTAGATTAAAAGAAGGGTCGTTAGGTGTTGTCGCACGAAAGGAAGCGCCTAACGACCCTATGTAGGAAAGGAAATCTGTTTTACTTAATTTATCGTTTGATAGTATTCTGACTTGGCTCATGGTATGTGGATCATGTTAAAGTCTACTTAAATAGAGGTTTTTCAAATAAAGACCTCATCATAAGTGACATCTATGTTAAAAGTCTGTAACGTATGTAAAATTTTATTTGCTTGATAATCCTGTAACCTTCTTTTTCCATTAACAATCTGGTGAAGCAGCGTATGATTTATCTTAGATTGCTTTGCTAACCAGAATAGGTTTCTTTGGACATTCGGCCGATCTAAAACCTCTTTTATCTTCTTTTGAGGTGCTATTGGCGTATCAATTTTTGGTCTACCCATGTAAAATATTTCCTTATTTGGTAACAAATATTAAAACAAATATAATTTATGTGCAAAGAGTATTTACAATTAAGATAGTAGTTGTATAAATGTAATATCTGTTATAACTTTTAGTCGTATAACTAATGAGGATTAGTGAAGATGGCTAAAATTACACAAATAAATGATGATAAATATCTTATAAAGTATATTCCAGAAGGATATAGACAATTATATAAGAACCCTTACCGATCTATTACTATTAATGGTAAGGAAAAAGCTTATACTATATATAAGGATGCAGGGTTAATTGAAGAACGTGACCGTATAAGTCTTAGGCTTAATGGTAAGATTAGTTCCGTTAATATTATAATTCCAGAGTTGACTATTGGTGTTATATTTAAAGCATTTAGGGTTAATGCGATACCTTATAAGCAATATGCGGTTAAAACTATTAAACGCTATGAGGCGTTAATGAGTAAATTAGAAAATGACTTAGGAATAGACTTTCCATTCTGTAAAATTAATTATCCTTTTTACTTTGAACGCTATGGAAATCCTAATAAGAAAAACTCTGGTCTATCAGACTTACGATGCTTAAACCATATCGGTAATTGGACTAGGGAACAGATTTCTGAGGGCAATATTAGGGGTACAATCAACGCAAAACCAATAAAGCTACCAAAGGCTACCAAGAGCAAAAAGAACGCTTTAAAGCCTTATCAGTTAGATATGATATTTGAGCATTCTGAGATATGTCCTATCACAAAAGCTATCATTGAACTTTATATTTTAACTGGATGTCGTATTAGCGAGTTATGTAGACCAGACTTTACTTGGAATCAAATCGATATGGAAGGTGAAGTCGCTTATATTAAGAACAAAGGGCATAAAAAAGAATTTGATACTCCGCTAGAGATTCCTTTTTTAAAAGACCATCACCAGCGATTGATTAAAATCATTAATGATTACTTTAAAACTATACACGATGAAGCACACATCTATCCGATTCCTATAAGTTCAAAGAATGTTTACGATAGAATCGTAGTTGCAAGTGATACTGTTGGTTTTAAGTTCACACCGCATGACTTTAGAGATACTTCCGCTACAATTCTATTAAGAGAATCTGGAAATATCTATGCAGTAAAAGAGCATTTAGGTCATGCAAATGTAAAAGATACAGAAGATGCTTATGCTGATTGGATTATGGATGATAAGAGAAAATCATCAAACTCTATTGTTAAAGGATTGAATCGATTAACTTAATTGCTCTATAAGATTTAAAGTCGTATCATATATACCATTAGCGATTTCTTTAAATTGTAAAGATTTAGCGCTCATCCTTACATAATAATAATCACTTCCATCATAATATAAAAATTTGTAATGAGAGCCACTTAAGGCTGTTTTCATCGATTCTAACGAAGCTTTATAAGTTAAATTAACATGAGTAAGATTAAAAGACCATGTTCTTTTTTCTCCATGAGATTGATTAGTAAATTTATAACCCTCATAAGTAAAATGACTTTTATTTCCATGTTTAAGTGTTTCAGCTCCAGTTAAGTTAATATTAGTCAAACTAAGCTTAGTACCTAAGATAACTTCTGTTAATGTGTTGTTAGCACCAGAACTTGCTCTCATATAAATATAACGTGTTGCTGGTGAAGAGCTACTAACTGTTAAGCCAGTTCTAACCGCCCAACCAGCAGGGATTGATGTAATGCTAGAGCCAGTAATTCCTGTAGCAAAGGCATTGGTTGTAGCGCTATCATTAGCATACCAATCAAGATCGGCTGTAATTGCAGCGGTTGTATGAACTGCAAGCGTATCTATCGTATTATTTGTGTCTGTAAGGTCAAACCTTACTGCATCATATTGAGCTGGAATACCAGCAGCATTACTAATTGAAACATCAGTAAGTCTAGTCTCATTAGTAGCAGAAGTTGCATCGGTAGCAAAGTTGTTTGTATCACCAGTTTGATCACCGCCCTCTGGATCTGCTGAGTAAAGATTTGCATTTGGATATATAAAATACTTAGCCATTATAAAGCCTCTATTAATTTTATATTTGCATTATAAACACCAAAGGCTACCTCTTTAAAAGACAACGAGCCTTCATCCATATAAACATAGTGATATGCAGATCCATCATAATACAAAAAATTATAATAAGAACCATCCATAGTCCTTTTAAAGTTTTGCAAAGTTGTTTTATAGCTAGAACTAATATGATTTAAAGTGAGATTCCAGAATCGTTGCGCCCCATGCTGTTTTATAGAAAACTCATGGCCACCTCTAGTCTTAATTATATCGTTACCGTAATTAATACCTTCCGTTCCACCCAGGATAATATTAGTTAAATCTAATTGATTACCTATAATAATTTCAGTCACTACACTTAAAGCACCTTCATCAGCTATCGCATACCAATATCTTTCAGTATCCGCAGCTGTAACGTCAATTTTAGTATTCCAACCTTTAGTTACTGCTGTGTTGTCATATATAATAGTTCCAAGAGCTTCATCAGTCTCAGTTGATGTTGTAATACGAAATCCAGAACTATTGGCAGCAGTACAATGAAAAGCTACAGCCGTTATAGTATTTGTAGCAGCGCCACCTTTATCAAATCTTACCGCATCCCATTGAGCCTGATAAGTTGCCGCACTTGTAATGCTATTATCAGTTAACCGAGTATGGTTTGTAACGCTTGTGTTTGCTGTAAAGTCATTAGCATTAGAACTGTTTACCTCTCCACTTGTAGCGCCATATGCGGTTGTTTGTCCGCTTAATGGATATATAAAGTATTTAGCCATTATGAAACCTGGGTTAAATCCATTTTAATTATTGATTCCGACTTAGCTATTTTAGTAATCATAAAGTTTTGGTCATCAAATGCTGTGCCATATAAAGTTATTTCTGTAGGCACATTTGATATGCTAACTATATCACCAATTTCTGATTTTAAGTAGACTGGGTTAAATGCTGTTAAACTTACTACGTTTTTACGAGTCTGGTGATTGTCTTTATATAAGTTATGAATAAGTGTAGCGACAGCTTTTGCATTAGCATCGCTTCCAGAATCAACTAGGTATCGCATCTTATTGCAATCAACAACTAAATCTAAAGAATTATCTCTATTATAAGTTGAATTGTTAGGAGAACTTGTCTCTATATTTAGACGATTAACTCTAGGCCCATAATCATAATCATACTCTATTCTAATTTTAGTTTTGACATTTCCTACGTCAGTTTTTCTAATTTTACCAATCTCGCAATCGTTAAAATCAATAGAATAAGTTGGATCTAGTGAATCTGGATCATAAGCTGAAGTAAGTTTTTTATCAACTAAGGTCGCTTTGCCTTCACCATTAATAAAAAAGTAGTAACAAAATTGTCTGCATATATCATCTATTAGATCAAAAGCTTTAATTCTATCTAGTTGACTAAATGCTATTCTATAAGAACTTGTTGCTGCTGCAATCGTATCAAAAGAAATCATATTAATATTCGCATCTGCTAATCCTAGCTCAGTTCTAAGTATAGATTCAATTACATACACAGGATGCTCAATTAAATCATTAGCATTAAAACTATTACCTGGTGAACCCCTTGATCCGTCAACCCAACTACCATACTTTCTACCTTTAGCAGAAACATAGATTACTTGTAAATCTTTAGGAAAATTAAAAGTTTTTTCTACAGTAACATAATCAAATTCTCGTGGCTTTTGATTAAAAACAGATTCCATAGGATTAGTCCATTGTAATTCTTCTACAAATCCTATATGAGATGTGCCTTCATTTGGCGTGTACTCTACTTGAATAAAAGCTGAATCAACTGTAACTGTACCAGCACCACCATCACGAGTAGCTACTAATGTTAATTCAGAAGAAAAATCCCAAGATGTTTTTTGTGGTGTAGAATAAGCCATAACATGATTAGTTCCAGAAGGGCCACCAGTCAAAAGAACTCTGTTACCAGTAGCGTTTTGACCTACATTAGTTGTAGCAGCACTTCCATCTATTTCAAGCTGAATTTCTACTGCTGTACCTGTAACATTTCCGCCTACAAAGCCTTTAACTCCATTTGTTGCAATTACGCCTAAGTTAGATACTTGAGGTACGCCAAATAGGAATAAATCATTAGCACCTTGACTAGCTGTGGTTGCAGCTAGTGTTGTCGGTAAAAATTTATCTCTAGTATAATTAGAGTTTGTACCACTATCTGGAGTAAGATCTAATAATGCATAAGCTGTTTCTGAACTAAATTGTATTTCAGCATCGGCAGCTGTAACAGTTACACTACCACTTGGTAATGCGCTGTAAATCTCACTGTTATATAAATAGGTTGTGCTGTCGTTCATTGTGTGCATAGCCTCTGTATCACAAACAGCAGTAGCTTTATTACCATTAGTATTAAATTCATTTATTACAACCGCTGGCACTTTTGATCTTGTGGCCCAACGCTCAGTCTCTTCACTTACTGTACCAGAATCATAAGCAGCTGTATGAGAATGATCACCATAAAGGATTGGAATGGGTTTATTAAAATTTTGCTCTGGAGCATAATGAAAATCATTAGTATAGTCATCAGCTTTTATAATCGTTCTTGGCAGAGCTGTATTAATTGATGCTCTAAAATCAGTAAGATTTACCGTTATATATTTACTGTCATAATTAAAATCTGAAGCAATAGAGCCATAGCAAATAATCTCTTTAGTTAAAAGACCAGATAGCTCATTAGTAATAACATATATCTCAAACTTGCGATTATCATAACTGTTTGTACCTACTAAGTCTGAAAATCTTTTATTATTATCAAATGCTTTATCGTTAATAATGCGAAGGTTTATACTGTTCTGTAAAGCTTTAAACCCAAAGAATTGTAAGTCATAAGAGATGTCACCCATCGAGGATACCACCCCTTTATAAAAGTCACTTCCATCAGTAAAATCAGAACTAGCTACACCAGTAAAATTTGACTCATCACCATAATATAGACGAATAAGAAAAAGAGATCTAGTAGACCTACTGTTTAATTGATTAGTTAAACTAGTATTAAGATCTAACAAGACCTACGCCTTCTCGATTCATCGCTGGAATTAGCTCATTACGAACAAAATCTTCTTGGACAATTCCACCATGAATATTAATACTTACATTTTGTGTAGGTTGACCAGTTTCATTCATTTGCCTTAATTGATCTAATCCAATAGCATTAACAGAGTCTCTCTTTATTATAAATTCACCAGCTTGTGCTAATATTGGTACGTTGTCTCCACCCATTACAGATCCACCTCTAGCAAATCTTTGAACACCTTTATCTGTGACTTTACCGCCCTTATGTCCTATTGCTCCTAGTAAATGAAATCCTAACTTAGCAGGAGCTAATGGGCCTGCACTAAACATGCTCAATATTGCAAATGAAACTGCTTGAGCTGCTAGTTCTACTGCAATAGCCTGTAGCGCATTAACTACTGCCTTACCCATATTCTGACCTTCTAAAGTAGCTTGAGCTATATTATCACTAAATTGCTTAAAAGCTTTTGCTGAAGCTAAAATCTTTGATGGGTCTGGTGGTTCTACTTGCACAGGTGGTGCGGTAGCGCTTAATTCAGCTATAGTCTCAGCAAGTTGTTTATACATATTATCTTGCTGTGTAAGGATTGCTACTAATGAAGCAATAGCTACAAATTGATCTTTTGTTTTTTGAGTAGAATCAGACGTTGCTTTATTACTTATCCCTACAGACTCAGCCATACCTAAAGCATCAATCTTAACAAGATTCATTTGTTGCTTTAAAATATTTATAAGACCTGCTGCTTTTTCAGATGTAATACTTATATTCCTTATATCACCTTCAAAATTTCTAAAACCTGCAACTTTTTTTATTTTTTGGTCAAATGTACCAAACAAGGAAAAGGTCTTTTTTAACCCTGGGTTTTTTTCAAGTATCTTAGCAATACTTTTATTCATATCTTCTATATTACTAGCAGTCTTTTCTTTAAATACAAGTATTTCTAAATTTGACAATGCTTTTGATTCTACGCCTATAGCTTTTAGATTTCTAAGCATCGCTTCTGCTTCACTCTCTGTAAAGCTTTTAACGAAATCACCAACTTTTTCTGTTAATGATCCAACCTCTATTACTGCATCTCTTAATGAAGGTAAAAATATAGTACCAATATCTGCTGACAGCCGAGTAACTCCATCTTTCATATTAGACATCGCACCTTCAAATGTTCTTGACATCCGATCAGTACTACCAGCAATCCCAACAGTTGGATCTTTTATTGAATTTATTAAGGCTTTTCTGAATTCTGGTAAGGTAGTGGTAGATAGATCAGTTAAACCTTGAGAGGTTTTTATTAAATTTAATATACCACGCTCTCGTAAAATATCAGCAGCGCCAGCGCCACCAGCGAAAGCACGACCTAAAGAATTAGCAGCTTCCGTAGCAGTTGTACCCATAAATGCTGCAAGGTCTGTAACTGGCTTTATAAGGCTATTTGCATCAGCACCAAAGGCTTTTAACTGCGCACCAGCGTTAACTACATCTTCTAAGCTAAAAGGTGTAGTTGCTGCAACTGCATTAAAAGTGTCAAAAGCTTGATTTGCTTTTACTACCGATCCAGTTAAACCTACTAATCGTGTTCTTACTTGTTCAAATTTTGAAGCATTACGAACAAAAGTGCTGACACCTTTAGCTGCTGCTCCAATAGCAAAGGTAAATAGAAGTATATTATTTCTTAAAGAGCCAATACTTCTTCTTAACCCAGAAGTTGAACCTCTTAATCGTTTATTGGTATTATCAAAGCCTTTTGCTGCGCTATCAGCTTTCTTAAATTGACCCTCTAGGTTCGTAAACCCTTTTGCTCTGACTTCAATTACAAATTTATTTGCCATTATTTATTTCCCCTGATCGTTTCTCACAAGCACTAAGCTCTTCACTAATAAGACGAAAGATGTCAATGGTCTTAGCATCGGCTTCATGTAAGGTTTTTGCGAGAGGTAAATTAAATTTAGTGGATACAAAGTAATCGTCTATATATCCTTCTATCTCCCTATCCATAAAGAACTTAGGGTTACAAAAGAAATTGAGATTATAATATAAGTTCTGACCTAAAGAGAATTTATTATGCTTATCTTCTTCGATAATACGCTGACACTCATCCCATACCTCATCTTCAGTAAAGGTAATTACTTTAGATAAAGTTGGACTTTGTGCTTCGTAAGACTTGAATTTAACTGGGTAAAGACTGTTCCCCCAGCCGAAGAAGTTACACCAGGTGGCTACCCTGACTTTGATTTGGTCTTTTTTTTAGTAAGACCTTTATATTCTAAATAGACTTCATTAAGCACTTCATCTATCTGTGCATCATCTAGGTCTTTTAGGGTTTCTTCTGGATCTTGAAAGGCTTTAGTCATACACCAGTTTAGAAGATCAAAGTAAGCATCTCGTTCTATTTCGTCATCCCAAAACACTTTCATTTCCAATCGATGTAATTCTCTACGTTCACCAAAGGTGATAGGGCGAATTTCAAATTCACCATGTGGGGTTTTTATCATAATTCTTTATTAAGTTGTAATAGCAATCAAGGGATTTGCGCCAGATGCACCAAACTTAACCGATACATCATACATCATTGCATTCGCTTCATTATAAGCAACGCTTGTTATCCTTCCGTAGCTTCCAATAAAGCCAAAGCCTGTAGCATCAGCGATAGTGGCATCGTTAGCTAGATTACAAATAGCATCTGCACCAGTTTTCATAGCGGTCGGAAACTCTGCTGTTTGATTATCATATTTTACTGTAGCATCTAATGTAGCTGATAACTCAGGAATTGCTCGAACAATACTTTCAGGATTACCATTAGCATCATGCTGTCCAATATATTCAGATGGATTCTCTAAATTCAATGAGAAGCTTTGAATAACACAATTTGTAGCACCAGCAATTGTTTTCTGTGCTGTGCCTGCTAAAGTAGCTAGTGAATAAAAACTTGTTCCGTATGCGGCAGGTGAGGATGGCGCAGCCTGTGTAAAGCTAGTAATGTATCCTGTTTTAGCTGTAGCTGTAAATTTTAATCTACCAGACTCATTTGACATATCACCAGAGATTGCTAAACTTGTTATTGTACAACCAGGAAATATAATAGACCTATTTCCACCAGAAGTAGCTGGTGCAATAACTGCTATGGTAATTGTTTTTTCAATCGCAGAAGCTGCTCCAGTCGTAAGGTTTGGTGGCGTATAAGTAGAAGGAACGGTCACTACATCAGTTGATTGAGCAATCCCTGTGCAATTTTGAAGTAGCAAAGGGGCAATAGTCTCATCAAATATACCAGAGAATGTTATTTCTTTAGATACACCCTTTTCATCTGTTAAGGCATCAGCTACATCAAACACTCGACCATCTGAACCACTCCTAACATCTAAGACTTGGGTTAAATTAAAATTAGGCATCTCAACGCTGTCTACATTGACAAGGTTCATCGATGCTGTATTGCTTTGAACACCAATAGTGGAATCAATTTTTATTGCTAACTGAAACTCTTTTGGTGAAAATGCTGCTCCGTCTAAAGACATTACTTAGACTCCTTTTTTCTCAAATTTACTTGTTCTAAAAAATCTTTTGCTGCTTCTGGTACTTCATCAAGCTCTACCGCTTCTCCTCGATTTAAAGCTTCCCAATCGTTTTTCTTTAAACCTTTATAACTATCGAACTGATCTATAAATTTATTTGACTTATATTTTGCCATCATTAATACCTTAATCGTTTACGCATAGACCTCTTCCACTAAACATTTAAACTCTACAGTCGCAGTTAAGTAAGAAGGGTGTTCACTTTCTAAATCATAGTTTACAGAATCCAATCTTGCGTTATGCCACTCATAAGAATTAGCTGCTGGGAACACTGTAAACGCCAGTCCATCTGAGGCAATAAAGAACCGATCTAAACTCGTGATCATTATTGGTCTTTTAATTAACCTTAATTCATCGCCATCACTGGTAATAAAATTCTCACCAGCAGAAGTGATAAAATTAGAAAACTCATCAATGCTTGCCACATTTGTTCTTAATACTTCCTTTAGTCGCTCTATAATGTCAATGCGTGTATCTAAACTGCGTTTTTTGGTGTACCTACCACGTTCTTTTTCATTATAGGTTAAAAGTATCGAGTATTCTCTAATCGCTCCATCTGAGCGCAATTCTACAATTTCATCTCTTTGAGGTGTAAGCTGAAAAAATGAGTTACCACGATAGACCTTATCATAACGAATAGGTACATTTCTAAATTCTTGAGCTACAATTAGTCTTAAATTATCTAATACATTTTCATTATAGGTTTTATTATAAGTGATCATATTAACACATTACAATTAAACATGATGTCTGCTACTTGATAATCCATCTCTTCATCTTCTAGTTCTGGCTCATAATTCACAAAACTTATTACTGCATCATTCCATTTATAGCTTGATGAAGGACTGTAGTTTGAATTATTACCGATCAAACGCTTTACTCTATCTGCGTAGTTCATTAATTGCTCAAGATTATTACGTCTGCTAAATACACCAGGTGTCCTTCGATACAATCGCAGTAATATACCATAGACTCTAATTTGATCTTCGGTGGTGGGTTGGTCTAATTGATCTTGCACAGGGATAAATCTTAGGAAGAAGTTTCCTCTGTTTTGAAAATCTTTATCGTAATATACTGGAAGTTTATTGAACTCGCCCTTGATTAAGGACTCTAATGGCTCTATTACATTAACTCGAAGGACTGAAGTGTATTGTGTAGCCACAAAACTCTATTTACGTTTAGTAACGCGGACTTTCTTCTTTTTCTTCTTTTTCTTTGTGGTTGCGTAACCGTAACCTTTACCTTTTGGCATTTTTATCTCCTACTTATCTGCTCTGATTTAACTGAACCATACTCCTCTGGTTGCCCTACTACAATAATACCCCATTGGTCATTAGTAGTATAGACACCCTCTCCAAATCTTATATACATTCCGTAAGCCAACCCTTGATAATCACCATTGATCTCTTCAGATTGCACAACCTCATCTATGGCAAGTCCAGTGTCATTCTTAACAAATACTGAATATTTTACGGATGTATTCGCTGTACCAGAAGTAAATGTACCCCCAGCAGTAATTTTTACACGCACATCATCGTAATCTACAGAAGGTAAAGTTGTCATTTTAGTATCCAGGATACCGCCTGTAGTATTTGCATTTAAACTTATAGGTCTGAGTAACCCCTCATTCTTTGCATAAGTTGCTTCGTGCCAAAGCGCATAATCGCCTCTTTTTAATAAGTCTAGCATACCATCACCATCAGGTGAGATATAGCGCTCTTCGATGTCTTTAGACCTTTCTGGGTCTACTGCTCGCATTAAATCTGCACAGGCTAACCCTGCATTGGCATTGATCAGTACAAAATCATAGTCACGACTAGATGCACCTTGATCTTCTGCTTTAGTACGTTTAAATATTGGTCGATTAATATAAGAGCGAATGCGGTCTGCTTGTTCATTAACCACTCGCTGTTTAATTGTGGCCCAGTCCTCTGCTGCTTCATAGACTAAATTATCTGGGTCTACAGAACTATAAACATATAAAGCATCAGCAGCAGAATCAAAATACGCATCATCTGAAGAATCTACAGCTCCTAATGAAGTTTGCATATTCATCTCTTTACCATCAATATAACTTTGCGATACATAACCGCTGTTAAAAGCCACATATACATTCGATGCGTGACTTTGAAAGTTCTGAATTAAACGCTTACGGTCATAGTTATCGATATTAGGCTCTACGCCCATTAGATCGGTTGTAATATTACAAAATGATTCTAAATATGTTGCCATTATGCCATTCCACTTTGTGTGTCATCAAAATATTCCATGCTATTAACCTCTTCAAATGAACAGACTATATCTGGTATATGTAAACCTTCAATCATTGTCATTAGATTTGCAATCTTTTTTACACCATTTATCGATACATCGTTATCCATCTCTCTAGCAATACTTTTTGTTAATAATTTTATTGCTCTCATTTCATCCATCATAGCCTGCATCTGTTCGGATAATGTCATTACTTAAACCCTTTTCGACTACTTTTCATAAATTTCAAAATGCACAAGGTCTTGGAATGTCTGGTCTGAAACTACTGTCTCGTCCATATCCCAATCGCCCCCATATCTTAAAGTAACACCTAATCGATCAGCCTCTTGCATTACCCTACCAGCCATATAAATAAACTGATAAGTATCTTTCCAATCTGGAACTGGATAAGGTGCAACATCAACTGCTTTACCTTCTAGGTGTTTACTTTTCATTGTTTTTGAAGCACCTTTAGCCACAAGTTCTTTTTGGCGCTCTTCACTACGCTTACCTTCTAAGATAGTAAGATCATAGTATTTTACTACTTCATTAAGAACGCTAATTAGCCTTGCATCTACACCCTTAAGCCTTCTTTTTGAACGAGTACCAAATCTAGGCATTAAAAGTTCTCTTCAATAAAAGGCTTTACTACCATTTCCCAAGCTTCATCATCTTTTTCTGACCTAGAAGCTCCAACCGCCCAATCGCCTACCATAATAAGCAATTTTTTCATACCATGTTTTTTGACTAAGCGCCCAATTACTCTTTTAAGCATATTATTTCCCTGCTACTTTATATATCGCTTTCTTAACAGAAGTCCAAATTAAGTCATCCCAGGTGGAAGGGCTTAAAGCAACTCCTTTATCGATTGCTAAAATTACGATGATTACATATTCCCAATTATCTATTAAAAATTCCATTAATAATCTCCTTTTAAAAAAGCAAATAGACTACTAAATATAAAGGTGATTGCTGCTAAGATTCCTGTAAACCAAGACTGTTTGTTCTCTAAAGAACGTACTCTACCATTTTGCGCTTTAACATCAACACGAATCTCTTTTGTAATCTCTACATGAGAATCATACTTAGTTTCTAGGCGAGCCAATCTTTGTATCATCTCATCTCTATAGCTATCCACTTCAGACCTTTTCATTTCTCACTTTTTCCTTTTAAAAAGTTTAAATCGTCACTACAACCATTGATTTCTTTAATAATGTCCTCATGCCTTCTGTCACGAGATTCATCCGAGCGATTCCATCTATTAATGAGCGCTATAACCTTTTCGTCTGTCTCATTTAATTTCTTCATTAGCGTTTTTTGGAGGAACACGATTTGACCAAAAAATAAGGCCAAAAGACAACCAACAATACCCCACTCTTGTATCAGTAGTTTTTCCATATTCCTCCTAAAACGATTTATGCTTCGACTGCTGGTGCTTCCAGTTTAGCCTTTAAGCTGCTAACAAAAGCCTGCCTACCCATTTCGATCTGCTGAAGATTAAATCTGGCATTGTCTACCTTTTGATTTAAACTGTTAATGTGAGCTACCATTAGCTTTTCATCATCACCCAGATCGTTGATTACATATTCTTTATCATCAAGAACAAGGGTTGGTTCGTTTTGTTTTTCTTTTTTTGACATTTGAACTCCTTTTACCATTTTACTTTTGCTGACCAATATGCAGCAGAGAGTTTACCTCTTCTGATATTAGTCTTGTGTCTTGCCAAGAAAGACCTTCTTCTGGCCTTTCCTCTAGCTGTCTTTGGATTACTACCAGCGCCTTTAACGCCTTGTTGACCAAATCTTATTAATTTTACCTTTTTCCCTACTTTAGCTAGTACAGCATGACTCTTTGTCTTGTGTCCTGGTGTTTTCTTTGGCTTGTTATAGCCTCTAAATTTTTGTCCTCTATAAGTGATTGCCATTACGGTTTCTTTATTTCCAAATTGCCTTCATATAAGGAATCCAAATCCATTTGAATAGTTCTCATTAAAGAATCAACTTCAAACATTTGCTGATGAATCTCTTCCATATCCTTATTATACCCTGCTATAAAAGTATCATCTGAGCAAGAAGATATAAATATCATAATACCTA